GCTGATGTGTCGTTTGTTGTTTCAGCATAACGTACACGAAGTGTATGAATCTGACCAACTGGACCTTGCATCGGCTGTACACCAACGATTTCGTTAGCGATAACTGTAGGCATAACACGACGGATAACTGGTAGAATTACGCGGTTAAGTGTTGCGATGTTGCCTGCTGCTGAAGCGCCTGTTGAAGCTGCCTCTTTCAAGTATTTGCGAGTGTTTTCTAAAACAACACTCATGCTGTTACGGCGATTACCTTCTAGACCTTCAAGAAGTGCATCTTTGGTATCGTCCCAACGGCTCTCTAGTAGTACGTCTGACATTTAAGTCTCCTCTATTGTACTTTATTTTAAGCCAGCAAGTTTACGGATGTCAACGATATTATCGCTGCCTTCGTCAACCTGGACTGTTTTTTGTTCTTTATTACCTGTTGCTACTGTACGATTCTCAGTGATAGTTTGTTTCTTAGATTCTTTAATCATTGATTTACCATCTAGTACTGCTGGTAGGTAACGATCGAAAGCAGTCTGCAACTTTGCAGTCTGTACACTTTCGAGTAGGTCAGTCATAATCGCTGCCTTATCTTTGTTGAGTGGCTTAAGAAGTTTGTTTAGTGTTTCTTTACGCTCTACATTTTCTTTAATAATAGCAATTTCTTGCTCTTTACTCTCAACGATCTTAGATTTTTCTTCAAGACTTTCATTGATTTTAGCAACTTCTTCAGCGGCACTTTGTACTGCTGCTTCTAGTTCCTTGATCTTTTGATTTTCATTTAAGTGACTTGCTGAAAACTCTGTAGCAAAAGTTTCGAATAGTTTACGTCCGAAAGTATTTTCTTTTGCGATTTGAATATCTTCTTTAAGTTGAGTCATTTCACCTTTTAGATAGCTGGTTACTGCTTCATTAACAGCCTTGCTTGTGTGCTTAACAAACTTTGCTTTTAGGTTTGTAAATTGCTCACGAGCTTCTTTAACTAGTCTAACTTTAGTTTCAACTACATCTTGACGATCTTTTTGGAAGTCTGTGATCTCTTCAGAAAGTTGTGATGTAACAAACTCTTCGAGTTTGCCAATCAATTCTTGCTGTTGAATTCTTTCAGACTTTAGTTCCTTGATTTCTTCACTAAGTGTTTTAACTAAAAACTTGTCAAATGTGCCTGTTGCTTCTTGCATTTTTGCAACAAACTTTGCACGGTCTTCTGTGATTGCTTTACGCTCTTCAGCGATTTGTGCAAGCTCAGTAGTAAGACCTTCTGTAACCATACGATCTAAGGCTTCAACCATAGTAGATTTATCATGCTCATAGCGTTGTGCAAACTCCTCGCGAAGTTCTGCAGTAACCTGTGTACGAGTTTCGTTCATCTTTGCTTCCCATTGTTCAGCAATAGCAGAGCGAGTTTCCTCATTCACAAGGTCGCTATCCAATAGTGGTTTGATAGCATCTAGCATTTTGATCTCCTAGATCTTTAAGTCCCTGATAAGACGAATCATTTCCTCTTTCAGGTATTTTTGTACTTTAGCATCGCCGCTTGCTTCGCGAGCCATGTCAAGCACTTTATGCCCCCCACGCATATTAAGTAGTCCTTCGTAAATCGCTACTGGGTATGCATTTGGTGCACTGGGTTGTGCCACAACGTCAACTGTGACAATTTCAAAATCAGCAACTTGACCACTGGATTCATTTACGTTTCCACTGCCTCTGCTACTAACTCCTAATTTTACTCCACCTTGAATCATTGTTTTCACAAGTTGACCCATAGGTGTTTCAAGAATCTTTAGCTTACCATATCCGTTAGGTCCATCCATCCACATACTTTCAATCATATGCGATACTCGATCAAGGTTAATTTTGAGATCATCTGGATGGTCAACTTCGCCAAGAACGCTGTTGCCTTCTTTAATTTGCTCGTTGATGGTAGTTACAGCACTGGTAATCTCAGAGACAGGGTAAACACGCTTGTTTGCGTTTTCTACCCCGCCCTGGATACAAATGCCTTTCATGTAGAGATCCTTGCCGCCATTAGAATTTTCTGTTGCTTCATAAACAACATTTGCATCTTTAAACGTTAGGTTTTCTCTCAAGTATAACATAGAAATTATGCTTTACTCATTGTTGCGCCACGTGTGTCGTGTGCGTCAGTTTGTACTGTTGATTTTGGTGTTGGTGCGCCTTTTTCTTCGCCAGTTGGGTCAACTGCTTTGCCGCCCATGTCGTTTTTGCCAGCTACTGGACCTGCTGATCCGTCACCTTCTTCGCTAGTTACTGGTGCTGGAGCTTTCTCAGTGTATTCACGAACAAAAGACTCATCTGCCTCTTCCTCTTCTTCACCTTCTTCTTCTTCACCTTCTTCGTCGCCCATGTCCATGTCCATCTCTGGCTCCATGTCCATTGCGTCGTCGTCAGCAGCATCATCACCACCCATTAGTGCTTCAAATTCTGCTTTCAATTCGTCAAGTGCGTCTTCTAGGTCAACAACACGGTCTTCGATTTCTTCATCGCCTTCGTGCTCATCTTCCATTGAAAGACCTTCTTCGTCTGCTTCGATGTCATCGATCATATCGTCTGCTGCATCGCCACCTAGCTCTGCTTCATCAAAGTCTGACTCTTCAATTTCTTCTGCATCTTCATCTACTTCTGCAGTTTCTTCAACTTGATCCTCGTCTACGAGACTTTCGTAGATGTCACGTGATTTTTCAACCACGATCTCATGGAACAAATCTTTTGCGCCCTGCTCATCTTCTGCGATGAACAGTTCAATCAATTGCTCAAATTTGTTTGTCATTTGTATAACTCCTATATTCATAAGGCATTTGTAGTTTTATTTAGTTTTAATACAAAAACCATAATAAAACACATACTTTTTGGGCCAAAAAGTTTGCTATACAAAATTTTTAAGGAAAATTGTTTATTCTGCTGCAGCAGGTGCAAATTGGCGTCTAATCTCTTTGATAGACTCTTGATATTCTGCTGCTTTAAGATCACTAAGTTTACGAAGTTTGCTTAACTGTTCTAGTGTCAAACGAGTTTTGCGGGTATCTGTTTTCATAGCAGCACTGCTATCCTGATACTGCTTATCTTCTTCTTGCTTTTTTGCGTCTAGTTCAAATAATAACATGATAATATTTATGCTTCTGGCGTTGCTGCCGGACCTGCTTGTGTAAGTGGGCTTTCGTTTCCAGTTGCACCTGCTTCGCCTGCACCGCCTTCTTCACCACCGCCTGGCGCTTCTGCTGCTGGTTCTTCGCTAGGCACTTCAAACGCATCCATATCTGCTTGAATGCCACCTGTGGTAACACCCACACTGCGCATGCTCGGCAATTCACTTTCAACAGTGACATCAGCATTTTCTTCACGCCATAGTTTGTTGTTCTCTGACATTTCTTCTTCAGTCATACCCAAGTAACGCTGCATTAGAAAACGCTTGCTCATATATGGATAACCTTCAAGTGCTTGGAATGTGTTAATTCTAGCAGCATCCATTTCAGTTTCGCGGTAACTAGCAAAGTTCTGCGGTTCATTAAAGCGTAGTTCAAATGTACTGTTGTCAATCTCAACACCGCGCCACTTGAGGAACATTTTAAATTCTCTGTCAAATGTAGCAGCAATAAGACGCTGCAGTCTCTGGCAGTATTCATTAAAACGCTTTTCCTGGATCATGGCTGTGCCAACACGCCCATCATTGTATGCTGCTGGACTGTCTTCAAATCCAGTTGGCAAGTAACTGCTAGGAATACGCAAGCCACGGAACAGTTTGTTAGTAAAGAATTTCAAATCATCAATCTCACCAAGGTTTGTGCCGCCTGGTAGTGTATCAACTTTTGATCCGCGTCCTTCCGCTGTTTGTGGGAAGAAGTAGTCTTCGTTAGTTGATAGTGGATTGTATGTTGTATCCATGATGTTAACACCGCCGCCAGTTTTACTTGGAATACGGCGCTGATGAATTTCATTTTTAACACGCTCAACAAAGCTCATAGCCATATGACTTGGCATGTTGCCCACGTCAATATAGAATACTCTACGCTCTGGAGCACGTTGGATACGGTAGATAATAATAGCATCTTCAAGCAGTTCTTTTTGCTTGTAAACTTTAAAAACTTGTTCTAGGATACTGTTGCCAAAGGGCCAGTTAGGATCAAGTCCTTCTGTTAAACTAGCATGTACAATGTGTTCTGCTTCGATAGCTTTTTCGTTTAGCGCACGATCAAAGCGTCCTGTTGCACTGCTTCCGCCACTGCCATCATACAAGTTGCTAGGTTGAATATAGCCTCTGTTCTTGTAAAGATCGCCTTGGTTACCATGATCGCTGAATGTGTTTGCTGTAATAGTAAGATTTTCAAAGTTAGGATTGATGTCTTTGATAACATACTGTTCTGGCTTTTTGCCTTCACTTTCATTAACAATGATCTTGGTAACTTTGTTCATTTCACTCCAGTATAGTTGGAATGTTTCTGGATCTCTGATGAAAATCTGATCTCCGTACTTTAGTGTATTACGGAAGATCTTAAACAGTCTCTTGTCAAAATCGTTTAGGTTGTTCCAGTTAACGAGCTGCTTTTTGATAATGTCAATTTCACTCTCAGTTGGTGTTTCGTGAAAGTGAATGTCAAAGCCTGTGCCATTTTCTGTGTTTGTTTGTGTACAAAACTCAGCAAGAATATCCAGTGCAGCATTGATCTCACTGTCAATATCCATAGTTTCGTACTGTCCATAACGCTCAGTACGATTAGGATGACCACTATAAACTTCTGGCAAGTGACTGGCATAGTGACTGTACTTGGTACCGTCGGTGCCACCTCGGTTGCCTGTGTTTGTAAAAGGACTAGCGTCCTTGACTAATGTAAAGTGTTTTTTCCAGCTCATAACTTATTATACTACCTTGTTGTGTATTTACCTAAATGTAATTAGCCGCCGGCGGCAAGGTTCATCATATCCATTTGTCTACTATTATTTTTGTTTGCTTTTTTCGTTTCATTTAATAGTTCTTGTAGAACACTTTGTACACTAGGATCATTGACGGCTACTGGGCCTGCCCCAATACCAGGCAGTGTTCCAGGCTGAGATGATTGATTAGTAGTAGCAGTTGGTGTATCAGTACCAATATCACCATCTCCATATTGGTTTATCCCAACGTCAGGTGTAATCTGTGCGGCTTGTCTAGTACGAGGCTCACCCAATTGGTTTGCAACTTTATTCATACTATCAGCAGCATTTGCTAATGCATCGGCGCCAGCTGCGGCACCAGTAACATCAACTTCGGTGTTATACGGTCCTGCTGTTGTGCCTGTAGGCAAATCCATACCTTTAGTAAGGGCATTTGTTGCGTTTGCTAATCCTGACATAAAAGAGGCTAATGTTTTTACAATACCATCACTGTTATTAAGTATTCCAGTGGTCAGAGTGCTTAAACTCATGTTCATTTTGCGGTTTGCTTCGATCATTTCTGTAATTGAGTTTGTTGCTGCATTTGACGCCGAGCCCACTTTAGCCATATCTGCAGCAACGTTTACTGCTGTTTTGTTGATACTTGCCATCATTAATTCTTGCATAGGAACAAAACTATCTGTGGCGGTTTTAACCAAAGCGTTAGAAGTAAATCTACCAAGTGTTGCGATCATATCACCAGCCGCTAAATTCTCTGCTTGTATTTGGTCACTAAATTTTGCAGATTCAATAAATGCATCTCCGGCACCGCCGATACCGGTTTTTATGTTATCAACAGCACCTGCAATGCCAGACATTGCAGTTGGAAACACACTAAACTGACGCATTGCTTCTGCACTAGTAGCTGTTCCGAACACTGCCTGATCAAGTATAGCATCTTTCAGATGTGGGAAAGCACTGATTAATCTTTCCATTTCTGCACGTTGCTCTGGTGCCATTCTTTGTAGACTTGCTTGTACAACAGCATCTTTACGTTGCTGACGTTCTGCTTCTTTTTGTTGTTCTATGCTTCGTCCAGTAAGTGCAGCAACTATTTTTTGCTGTGTAATCTGATTGCGTGTTGCTGCTGCAAATTCTCTGGTGTTAATACCTGCCTGTTCAATTGAATAACCACTACGAGCAAACTGTTGCATCATATCTGCAGTAGCCATGCCCATATCTTCAAAACTTACACCCAAGGATAGCAATTCTCTACCATGCAGTTGTGTTAGTCTGCTGTTAGCTCTAGCAAATTCTCTAGCACCTTTTATTGTCTGTCCACCAAAACTTGCCATTGCCTCACTGTTTTTTGACATAACATTAGTAAACTCTGCCATTGTCAAATTACTAGCATGCGCATTGGTTCTAAGTTGTACTAGACTACCTCCAAGAATTGCACCTGTGCTTTGTAGTTTAAAAAATGCATCAGTGGTAGCGTTTAGTTTTTCAAATAAGAATCCAGCAATACCTGCCATTGCGGCAACAACTTTGTCTCCGACTACCGCGCCGGCTAAACCGCCTACGCCCATGGCCATTGCCTTTGCAAAAGTCCCATCTTGGCCAAGAAGATCTTGCAGTGCAGCGCCGCCTGCTGCACCAATTACAGTTGTTAATACTTTACTATTTTGCACAAGATTTGCGCCCATTTGCACAATGCTATTAGCAAACGCAAATGGTGCTTGACTAGCACTAGCAAAACTCTGACTCATTGATCTAGTAGATACGCTTAAATCTCTACTTAACTGTCTTGCTGCTGGGCCAACCATGTTCAGCCCAGCACTTGCACGTTGCCCGCCATCTTGTACACTAGCACCTGTTTTTTGTACAGTGCTGCCCAATTGGTTAATTGCTGATTGTGTACGCTGTGTACTTACTGTAGCACCATCACTGCTATCACGTCCTTGAAGTGCAGCAAGAATACGCTGCATAGTTTGCTCTTCAGCAAAACCTTCTGCAAAAACCTGACCAATACCTGGAACATCAATTGTAGGCAAAGAATATCTCCGAATTATATGCGTATATAAATAATACACAAGCTACATATTTATAATGTATTTACCTGGAGAAAAACATGGTCGAAGTACCTGACAACTTTTTAATGAATCCCGAGCAACTATCGCAACTACAACAAAACACAAACCCGTTGCAGAAATTTATGCGACAGCCTGCTATCTATATCAAATTACCCAGTGGCGGCAAGTTTTATACACCAGGCGCACTAGAAATGCCTATAAATGGCGAACTTCCTGTACTACCTATGAGCACCAGAGACGAAATAACCATAAACACACCCGATGCGCTAATGAACGGTCAAGGTGTAGTAGATATGATTCAAAGTTGCTGTCCTAATATTAGAAATGCATGGGATATACCACTGGTTGATCTAGACACTATTTTAATCGGCATTCGTATTGCTAGTTACGGCGAAAAAATGGAATACACCAGTACTTGTCCTAAATGTGAAAACCGGGACGAATATGAACTTGATCTTAGACAATTTATGGACATGCCTGTAAACATGGACATATACTTGCAACCATTTGAATACAAAGGCATGCAGGTTTATCTGCAACCAGTAAACTATCAAACACTAAATGTGCAAAATTTAGAAAACTTTGAACAGCAAAGACTTATGCTCATGGTAAATGACAGTGAACTTGGTGCAGAAGAAAAGCAGCGCAGATTTACAGAAATCTTTAGAAACATGACCAACTACACTGTAGCAAACGTAGCAGGTAGTATTAGACAGATCGTAACTCCGGAAGGACAAACTGTTGATAATCCTGATCATATCAATGAATTTGTACGCAACAGTGAACGTCAGTTCTACGATACACTTAGAAAGTTTATGGATCAAGTAAACAAAGGAATACCAGAAAAAATAGTTACTACTGCATGCGACGAGTGCAAAGAGGACTATAGTACGCCATTTACATTTGACCAAGCAAATTTTTTCGCATTCGCCTCTTAGCATTATCTAATCCTGAGATTGAGGGGCTACTAAAAGGATATGATAAAACAGTATCAGATCTAAAAGCCAACATGGCTAAAATTGCTTGGTATATGAGAGGAGGAGTTTCGTTAAACGAACTACAAGATCTTCCGCAAAGCGATTATAAATTCTTTACTGACGTAATCGAAGAGAACTTTGAGTTAAGTAAGAAAGCTAAAACTCTTATTATATAGGAATGAGCTAACGCTCATTCGT